CCGGATCAATAGTTGGCCGCATACTGGCCGAGCGTGCCGAGCGCCGTCTCCGGGCCAAGCGTCACGTCGGCGTTGATGGTGAGGCCGGCGAAGTTCGCACCACCGACGATGTAGCGCAGCCGGACGAACCGCGGCAGGGCGGCGCCGATCTGGCGCATCGGCCAATCGAACTCGGCAATGCGCGTGCTCGCGGTGATCTGCGCCAGCAAAATCGCGTCCGTCTCGATGTAGGTCGTAAACACGAGATCGGAGACGAGCCCGGAGGCGAACGCCGTGTTGTTCATCGGCGCGCCCTGGAACGCGATCTGCAGCGAGGTCGCGGTGATCGGGGTGCCCGAGCCGGTCGTCACCACCACCGAAGGTGTGCCCTTGCCACGGCCGAGACCGAGGTCTTCGCCGAAGTACGTGGCGTTGCCGATGATCGCGGCCGGGGTCGGCGTGAAGGTCGTGGTGACCGTATTGCCGATCTCGATGTCGTACACGTTCGTCGAGGCGGCCGTGGCGGTCACCGCCTGGGCGGAGGAGAACTGGAGGTTCTTGTCCATCAACATGGAGGTTGTCCTTGTGTGTTGCGGTTACGGGCGATCGGCGCGGCCTAGACCACCCGACTTTCAGTGTTGAGCATGGAGTCCTGAACCCCGATCGGAATATTGCGGAAGTTCACGATGGGCATGCCGGCGTAGTCCCGCGGCGACAGCAGGACGTTCTTGTCCCTAATAGCCTGCACATCCATCGCCGCCCGCACGGTACGATCGACGTACATCTTGAGCCTGATGGATGGCGACTGTTGGTCCGGCGCGGCGGTCTTGGTGATGCCCGATTGCGTGCGGCCGGCGGTCGGCAGGCGCACGATGGCGCGAGAGAGGATGGCGAACAGGTCGGGCGGCGTCGGGCCGAGCAGGCCAGCCGTGGTGGTGTCGATATTGCACAGGCGGATGATGTAGCGCCAGTCCTCGATCACGAGGCCCATCTGCCACTGGAACAGCGAGGTCTCCGCCTCGAAGCGGAAGTTGGACGAGTCGAAACCGGGAACGACATCACCCTTGTCCTCGAAGACGAGGCCACCCTTGGATCCCTTCGGGTAGATGCCGTAGCAGGACGAATCGCCGAGGCCCACCATCCAGACGGAGGCGTTCGAATTGCCGGTCCCGCCGCAGTCGAATACGTTGACGGCATTCTGCGCGGTCGACGTGAGCACCGTATTGAAATACGGCGACAGCCCGGTGAACTGCTCGGGCGTGGTCCACGAGTTGCCGTAGATGCCGGTGGTGGACTGCTGCTGCGACAGGCCCTCAATATGGGCGACATCTTCCTTCTCGCGCAGCGCTTTCAGGTTGCCGCCGAGCTTGGCGAGCTCCTTGTCGACCTGGGAGTAGTCCCGCAGCAGCGACATGCCGAACTCGACCTGCGCGGCGTTGCTCTTCGAGTACGGCGTGCCCTGGTAGTAGCGGATGTAGGTGCCCTTGGGGAGCGAGGTGCGAACGGTCGTCACATGCGAGGTCAGCCCGTTGGCTTCCACCATCGGCAGGTCCTCGATGAACTCGTTGCACTGTGACAGCAGTTCCGCCATGTCGGCGATCATGCCGTCAGGATCAAGCAACCGACCAACGTCGGCAAGGGTCAGGAAAGCCATGAGACGAAGCCCTTTTCCGGTTTACGGCGCGGCTGCGCCGTTGCCCCTCCCGTACCAGCGATCCGCCCGCGTGCGCGGGACATTCGGCATGGCACCTTGAGCAGGGACGATGGAGTTTTCGAAGACGTTGAGCGCCTGGCCGATGTTGTGCAGCAGGCGAACATGCTCCACGAAATTGCCCATCCCGTTGGCGCGGAGATGGTCCCAATATCGCTTCTGCTGGTTCGCGTCCGGCAGGTACATCTCGACCACGGCTTTCGCGATGGCGAGAGAGGTCTCCAGCCGGTTGCCGCCCAATTCGGAGTCGGTCTTCAGTTCGGTTTTCCAGGTGTCGTTGAAGCCGTTCCATACGTCGCGCTGGTGCTGCGCGGCGAGATCCCTCACGCGATTGGTCTCGGTGACGTAGAGGTCCACCAGATTTTGGGCTACCTCCTGCGGAACCTGGGCGGGACCGATGATATCGGTGAACGCCTTGAGTTCCTTCTCTCCGAGCTGCACGCCTTCGGGCGCCTTGAACGGTTCGTAGGTCTTCGGTGCCGGGGGCTGGGCTTCTGCCGTGGCATCCTTCGTTCCCGGGTCGACTTCGGCCTTGGCCTCCGGTGGCTTCTCGCCATCGGCAGGCTTTGCTTCGGTCGGGGCCGGCTTATCCGGGGTCGCCGCTGGCGCATCGGCCTTGGGCTTCCCGCTCGCACTCTCCAAGAGAGAGGGCGTGGATTCGGTTGTGGGGGCGGTGGCCGCGGCGGCCGGATCGGCGCCAGCGGCAGAAGTGGCTTCAGGTGCGGCCGGGCTCGGCGACCCAGAGGCGGGCGACGCTGCAGCCGCTGCGCCGGCCGGCGCAGAAGTATCGGACGTGGCTGGTGCGGATGAAGACGACGCTTCCGCAGTCGTAGCGGAAGGGCTCGACGTTGCCGCTGGCGCCGGGGCTGTGGCTGATGGCGTACCGTCGGCCGCTGCGCTGCCCGTCCCCTCCGCCGCCATCAAGGCGCGGTAGCTGGTTTGCGTCAGCAGCCGGTCGATCCACATTGCTTTCCCCCGAGGGTGGGAACACTCTCTAAACCGAGTCGTAACCCAAGGCGATAGGGTTTTACAAAAGATTCACAGATCAGTTGCGGTCGCTTCACCCGATTGCCGCCAGCTATGCCTGGACGAGCCATTCCGCTCGGACTTCATCGGGCGCGTGTTTGACCGGAGGTGTGCGACCGCGGCCTCTGCCGGGGGAGCGCGGGTGGCTATTCGTTGCCTTTCGGTTTGGGTTTTGGTGGTGGCGTGTGCCCAGGCCAGCCTTGCGGGGGCGGAAGGTCGGGCGCCATCTCGCGTGGGTCGACAGCATTACCTGATTCGCTCGCCTGATTCTCCCGCTTGCGAACCGCCTCAAGTCTTCGTTCTTCCTCCCGCTGCTCCTGGATCATGCTCATGTAGAGGTCGGGGGAGGCGTCCATGGCGGCGAGCATGAGCTGCTTGCCGATGTTCTCCTGGCCCTGGCAGAAGGCGGAGAGGTGCGATTCCTCGCCGTGGAATGTGTCGCCGTAGATGTGACAGCGCTCGAGGAGGCGATAGAGCGAGGCGCGGCGGGGCTTGGTGCCCATGGCGACGCGGAGAAAGTCGGCGTCCTCGCGGGCCTTGCGGCGCTCCTCGAACTGCGCGTGCTGGAGCGCGTCGGGGTTGGAGGCGTCGTAGGTTTCGGTGACGCGGGGCTCGTCAGGCATGGCCGCCATAGGAGGTTGGGTAAGCACCTGGCAAGGTTACACTTGACATACCCAATCCCTATATCTAGAATGCAGCCATAGGGAGTTTTCGCTATGGCCGACTCGATCCTCTCCGCCCCGCATTTCCAGTCCGAAGCCGCAGCCTTCGACTATGTCGAGGCGCGGCTCTGGCCCAACGGCCCCGTCTGCCACCACTGCGGCGCGACCAGCGAGCACGTGGGCCAGCTCCGGGGCAAGAGCACCCGCCTTGGCCTCTACAAGTGCTATGCCTGCCGTAAGCCGTTTACGGTCCGTATGGGCACCATCTTCGAGTCGTCGCACCTGCCCCTGCATCTGTGGCTGCAAATCATCCATCTGATGTGCGCCAGTAAGAAGGGGATCAGCACCCGGCAAATCCAGCGGATGCTGCGATGCTCCATGAAAACCGCATGGTTCCTCGGACACCGCATCCGTGAGGCCATGAACGACAAGCCGGGCGTCTGGTATTCGCCGCTTGGCGGCGCCAGCAAGACCGTCGAGGCCGACGAAACCTACATCGGGCCGAAGGCCAAGAACCGCGCCTATCTGGAACCCAAGCCGCACCAAGCCGTCATGGCCCTGGTCGAGCGTGGTGGCGCCGTGCGCAGCTTTCACATTCCGAACGTCACCGCCAAGACGCTGCATCCGATCATCGCCAAGCACGCGCACAGTGCCAGCCATTTCAGGACCGACGAATGGGCGGCATACATGACGATCGGCTGGAACTTCGCCTCGCACGAAACCGTCGTGCACTCGGCCAAAGAATACGTGCGCGGCGACGCTCACACCAATACCGTCGAGGGATATTTCTCGATCCTGAAGCGCGGGATTTACGGCGTCTATCAGCATGTGTCAGAGGCTCATTTGAAGCGGTACCTGTGCGAGTTCGATTTCCGCTACTCGAACCGCATCAAGCTCGGGATCGACGACGTGCAACGCGCCGATCTGGTCGTGGTCGGCGCACGCGGCAAGCGGCTGACGTATGAAACAACTCGTAGCGGACGGCCAGCGTAAGCGGCCCAAACACATTCGCAAGTGGCGGCGCCGAAAGGAATGAGCCATGGAATACACTCCAGAAATGCTTGGTGACCATCTTGCCATAGCTGCCTGCATCCGAACGTTAGCGGCGGAAATGGCGCGCATAGCGAGCCCGGATCGTCCCGAAGAATGGTTTGTCGCGCTTGGGCAAAAGACGTTTGAACACGTGGATCGCACCAAGAATCCAGCACTGAACCCCGCGATATTGCGAGATGCGAAGGAAGCTGCGTACTCTTCGCTTCGGATGATTTTCGACCCTAAGGGGTTCGAAGTTTAGCGGAGGAAACTGCCAACGGCGGGTTGTCATTGTTGGTTTTCTCTCTACATTCGGACGATGCCGAAAAAACCCACTCCCTCAAAGCCTAAGCTCACGGACGCCGAGCGCCACAAGCGATTCGTCGACATGGCGCGCGAGGTTGAAGCATCCGAAGACCCGAAGGACTTCGAGAAAGCATTCAATGAGATTGTGCGACCGAAGGACAAAGGTCAGTCTCCCAAGAAATGTTGATTGTAGATGCGCGCTTGAGCGACCCTCACATCTACCTCAATAATCAACTGGACGTGATGTTTGGAGACATTGGGTCGAGACAGCAGCCTATGCGTTTCCACGCTTAGACCCGTAATCATCCGATCATTTTCCATCAGGCAGAAGATCGGCCCGTCGATACTTGGATCGTCAATAATCTGATCGGCAGAAGGAATCGCCAATGCATCGAACAACGTCTTAAGCCGGTTATCGAGATCGCCGCCCTGATATACGCGGCCAGGCTCTTCTTTCCGAAGGAAGATGATTTTCAGGGCGCAGTTGAGTGCATAGCTATCCCTGACGAGTGGAATAAATTCTCTGCCGCCGCACACGATAGGAACGCAAAGGTCGATAGTTTCTCGTTCCGTCGTCTGCGGAGTCGGAAACTTGTTTTCGTCTACCGAGTGATGTTTCTCCAGGACGAAAAATGCACCCTCTTTCGGAATCTGCCTATTCCGAAGCACGTGTTGCAGTGTCGGATTTATCCGCCACAGTTCTTGCAACTGCGGGTGAAGATATTTTCTAATCTCCCATTTTTTCACAGGACGGCTATTCGAGCCCAATTCGCCTTCGAAAGTGAGCGTGAATTTCATGACGGGAACCCCATACGCTCCAGGCCCCTCGCGGATTGCGAGGGCGCTCATGGCGCATGCCCGGAATCAGGGCATACTAGCCCTAGCCGGTGGGTATGGGAAGTGTAACTTTGCCAAGCACCTACGCCCCGAAACATGAAGTTCGGAGGCGGCCCGTCGTCAGGTATCCGATAGACGCACAACTCGCCCGGACCAAGGCCTTGCGAAAGCACGCTGGTGCTTTTTGAGATGCCTCGTACCTGCTGCCAGAGGGCGCAGTATTCATCCCACGGCATCTTCACGCGGACAAGCTTCACGCCAGCGCGACGCGCCAAGAGCGCCCAATCCTCGACTTTCCTGGCCCAAACCCGGATCACATCGTCGCCCATGTGTTCAACGCCTTGATCATCCGGTAATCGTTGCAAAAGCCAGTGGTGCGCAGCCATTCCTCGAAGCCGGGGAGATTCAGCCTCTCCGAGTTGAACTTGTCCAGCACGTCGATCAGCGCATTGCAGCGTTCGAGGATGGCGGGGAGTTCCTTGCCGAAGTAGCGCTTGGAATGCGCCGCCGCGCGCTTGCCGGGAATGACCGCCAGCGCCTCGCGCATCTTCGGGCGAATCTGCTCGGGGCAGCCGTCGATCAGCGCCTTGCGGAAGGCCCAATCGGCAGCGGCGTCGATGTGGACGAAGCCGTCGCCGTGGCGGACTGTGGCGAAGGGGGCGCTCATGGTCTTGTCAAACGCTCTAACACCGAGATTATCAACCAAATGGCGACAACGATGAAGCCCATTGCGCCAAGGAATCCCGGTTCTAAGACCGCGAGAGTCAATTCGCCCTCCCCTCCGGCGTCCAAAGCCCGAGCCGCTGGCGGTGTCTCTGCCGCATCGCCGCTCCGGCCTTGAGGTTGAAGACCATCCGTTCGAGCTCGGTCGCGACGTTCGACCACGTCAAATCGCCGCGGAAGCACGTCGCCAGTTGCCGACAGCCGCCGGAGGCTTGCCTCAGGCTCTCGCGGAACTCATCACGCGCCTGGCGCCACGGCAGCGGATTGGCGCGGACAGCGGCGGTCTGTCTTGCCGAGATTGGATCTTCGAGCCCAGCTTTCTTGATCGCGATCTTGCGCACCAGGTCAAGACGGAGCGCGATATTGGCCCATGACGATCTGGCTTTGGCGGCATCCTCGGCGGTGATGCTGCGCTCGGCTTCGCGGATGGCGAGATGCGCGGCGCGGTCGGCGGCTTTCTTCAGGCCCTCGATGATACGCTCATAGGATTCGCGCTCGATCATCGCGGTGCCGACGGGGAGCGGGTCGCCGTGGCGATCGGTCTGGATCGGCTCTTTCGGCGGGAGGGGGGCGGTGGGGTCGGTGTCGTCGGTCATTTCACTCATCCCGCGATTTCATAATTGGCGAGCGGCATTGCGGGCAGTTGACCTTGCCCGTCTTCGGCTCGGGATCGCAGCGAAAGGCGTGACCGCATTTCGCGCAGACACAGCGTATAGTCATTGCGGCAATCCCGTTGCTCCCGGCGCGGCCCCACCCATGCCCGAGAGAATCTGTAATGCGTTCAATCCCCCGCCGGTGTCAAGGTCCGCCGCATCCTTCGCCGCACCGGCCAGCGCCGGAACCGTATGCGTGAGCGCTTGCGAAGCCTGCGCTTGCTGTTGCGCCTTCGCCATGCCTTGAGTCCTTGCCGCGCGGATTGCCGCAACCTCGTCCTCTCCGTTCATCACGTCGACCGGGAAGGCTTCGCGATCGGCATATTTCTGGGTGAACTTGTCGACGTTTACGTTGTCGATCGGGCGCTTGATCGGGTCCTGCACCACTTTCTCGAGATTGGTGATGACCGTCATGGTGCGCTCCATGACGGCGGTCACGGCGGCGCGCTGGGCGACGGCGATCATGGAATCGAATTCGATTGTCGTCGGGATGTTCATCAGCGAGCGCGGCTTGGGCGGAGCCAGATTGCGGCGGATCATGATCGAGGCAATGCGGCGGATATCGTCGGCAAGCTCCTGCTCGGTGCTTTCGACGACCGGCCCAAGGACTTGCAGCTTCTCGCCCCTGCGCTCGGCGATCTCCATCTCGTTGCGCGGCTGGACGCCTTCGAGGTTCGCCATCATCTGGAACAGATCGTTGAAGAACCATTTTTCCACCCGAGCCTCGATCTTCTCGATCAGCTTGCTCATCTCCTCGATGCGGAAGTTGGTCAACTCGTAGATCGGCCGCATGCCGCCTTTCGTCACGTCCTGCACGTAGGTCACGCGGCCGGGGAGGATCGAGGATGGCTGATTCTTCAAGCCGACTTCGGCTTGCATCGGCGGCCGCACGATCTTCTCGATGGCCTCCGCCTGGCGGCGCGTCATCTGGTGGAGCTGGAGAATGTCGGGCAGCGCGTCCATGCCGCAGGAGCGGCCATAGGCGTCGTTCGATGTGGTGGCCCAGCGCGGGGCGATGAAGGGCTTTTCGCGGAAGCCGCGGCGCGACAGCGGGCCTTCGGTGGAGCGGCCCCACAGCCAATAGTATTCGCGGTAGGCGAAGCCGCCGGGGACGACGCCGAGTTGCTTGTCCTGCATGCCGGGCATGGCGAGCGAGAAATTCGGCTCGATCGCGTGGGCAACGATGATCTCTTGTTCGAGACTGGCGCCCTTCTGCTCCCACAGCGTTTGGACTTCACTATCGACGTTCTGCAGCCCGAACATCTGGACGATCTGCATCACGGTGAGCACGAAGGTCCGGTAGAACGAGTTGACGCGAAAGTCGGAGCCGGCGCCGAGGTAATATTCTCCCGCACACGGATTGTAGCAGCGGATGATGTCCTTGCGGTCCTCGTACATGATCTTCGGCGCGGTGCCGAACACGATCATGTCCTCGAACATCTGAGTGCCGGAGGTGTAGTAGTTCGATCCGCTCATGATCGCGTAGATGCGGGATTCGAATTCCTCATAGTAGAGCATCGCCTCACGGTCGGGCTTGAAGTTCTTCACGCCAGCTTTGAGCTTGAACCACGGGCGGGAGGACGACATCATCCCGGAGCGCATGCCGGCGGTGCAGATGCGGACGGCTTGCGAGCCGGTGGGGTCGGTGATGGCTTGGTTGATGGCGAGTCCACGCGAAAAAGTGTTAGGTACGATGAGCCAATGGTATCTCCTCGGCAAGATATTTTCGGCCAGCCTAGCCCAATGCTCCCACCAAGAAATTCTCCAATTTCTAAGAGCATACAAACGAGCTTCTAATTGGAGGCGAAGTTCTTCCCATTGAAAGTTTGCTTCGGCAAATCCCGGTTTCCTAATCAGCGCAGGCGTTTGCGCAAGGAGAGATTCGCTAGCAAGCTCGTAATGTGAGAATACAGATGTATCAAGCATCTACGCACCAAACCCCAACATGCCGGACATAAGACCCGCCTCAGCTTGTGGCCGCCGAACAAATACGTACGTCTCCCGCATCGTTTTGCTGTTCTGCGATTTCGTCACCCATTGGCAGTTGTCAGGCTCGTACGGCTTGGTCGAATCCTTCCTATCAATCGACATCCCAGGCACGAAACCATTGGCTATGGCCCACTCGCGAAACGGAATGTAGTTGCGCCAAAGCAGACAAACCGTAATCCCCTTGGCGCCGTACCAGCGATACCCTCGTGATGCTGGATTGTTGCATCGGTTTCGCATTGCCTGCCATATGCCGTAAAGCGAGGAACGCGGCCCGCTCTTGATCGTGTCGCCGTGCTTCACCCGCGCCAAGGCCCCGCGAGCGCGAGCGCAGGGCGCGCATGCCTTCTGGCGTCGAAATGTCGTGCTGGTCAAGATTGCCTCCGCGCCACAGAGTTTGCAGCGACACCCCCACAGAACAGCCTTCCCCCTCATGCCTACACGCCCGACGACGACCAAGTCTCCAGACTCTTCGCCTACTTCGATCCGCTTGAAAGTTCGCGGCATGACCCTCTCCCGTTGGCATTTTCCAACCGGAGAGAATCAGAGTTCCGCCCGGAACGCAACAAGAACATCACTGCCCCGTCAGTTTCTTGCCGGCGACATTCGTCCCGTCAGTCACGCCTTGCGGGCCAGTGAGATCGGTGTTTGACATACCGCTGCCCGCCGCGGCCTTCGACTTCGCCAGCGCGGCGGCGGCTGTCGTGTTGACGGCACCAGAGGCGAACGTTGGCGGATTGGCGGCGGGTGGGACCGGAGGTGGAGGAGGAGGGGCGTTCGATCCACCGGCGCCGGCCGCCATGAAGGCCTGTCCGAGAGTTCCCGCCACATCGCCGCTTCCGCCACCGCCGAAGATTCCCATGGTCAGATTCCCGAAAGGATGTGGAGATAACCGGCAAGCGTGCCGATGGCGGCGGCGACTAGAACGAGGCCAAAGAGGATGGCGACCTGGGAAAGAGGATTCATGACGTAGGATCGGAATCGATGCCAGTGCGGTCGCGTAACGCTACGATCGGCGCATAGCGGTGAGGCGGCTCCCAACGCACAAAAGAGCCATCCCGCGCGACCTGCAACGGCTCGTCGTGGACCTCGTCGATCTTCTCCGCCACAAGTCGAGCATCCCACCCAAGGTCAAGGTAATGCTGCATGATGTCGGCAATACGCTGCACTCGCGCATCGGCAAACAGGTCGGTCATCGTCGCCCCCATATCGGATCGTAGTCGAAGGTATGGAACGACTTCGCCCTCTCGGTCATCTCGATCTCGATGAAGGTTCGCTCCGCAGGCGTCATGGCGTGGAGCGATTGATCGATGAACTCGGCTTTCTCCTGGCCTGAGTAGCCGGGAATCAGGAATTGCGAGTCGAGATATTCGGCGAGGTTGGAGCGGACTTCGGCGGAACGCTTGTCACCTCCTCGGGGAACGCCGTTGCCGGCCGCGAGTTGAGGGACGCGGCGGGTGGGGCGGGAGAGGGAGGTGACGGTGTCGGTCATACCTTCCGTCTCACCCTCAACACATCGTAGTCGGTACGCCCAGACGCGCAACTGAGGCTATAGGCCACATCGTAACCCATCAACTTGAAGATAGCCTCGACAAGAAAAGCGCTTGCCGTTTTGCCTGCTCCAGGCAATCCCGCAAAAGTTATTGTCACGACACCTTGGAGATCAGTCGCAACGTGTTCGGATTCCGACATAATGAACTCCGGCGAACTGAACAAAGTCACCGCATGCGGGTTGCGTGCGTCTAGGTTGGACATTGCCATGCGTTTCACCCCTTGTTCGGATCCCATTCAAACTGATGCTGGCTCGCTGCGCCGCCTCGGCGCCACAGGCTGGCAGGGCGAACGCAGGCCACTTTCATCCCCGATAGCACGACGTAGCGCATACAGTCCATAAGATGATCCGCTTGTCCATCCTTGATTCTCCCTTTCTCGTCGCGCTGGTAGAAGCGATATTCGGCGAAGAAGTTGAGCAGGGTGGAGAAGACCTTGAGCCGCCCCGTCGAGAGCCTGATCCAGCACTCGTAGATACCCGATTCGAGATCGTTGGCGGAAGCGGTGAGGGTTTCGAGGCCGAGCTCGCGGTAGGTGGTTATCATCCGCTCGCCGTCCTTTTGGCTTCGATGGCGGGCGGCGGGATCGAACACGCCGGGAATCCACGTGCCTTTGGCGCGGATGGCGGCGGCGTGGACCGGGGGCTCGGCTTCGCCGCGGTAGTGCTCGGCGTAAAGGTAGAGGATATCGGTGTTTTCGTCATAGCCGCCCCACAACGCCGCGGTGCGGTTCCAGCCGACATCGAGGGCGTAAGCCTGGCGGAAGTAGTCGGGAATCGGGAAGGAGTCGCAGGTGATGTAGTCGGGATCGACCGGATATATAGCACCCGCGCCCAATGTCGGTATTCCTTTGGAACGCGCGTCTCGCTGAAAGGGCTGGATTCGGTCCATTTCCTCGGCCTTCTGTTCCTCCGACAGATGAGGCACATGATCCCAACCGGCGTTCACCACGTACTTACCGGCCACGACGGACCCTCATGCGACTGCGTTCATCAGCCATTCGGCTCGATCCTCCAGGCGCGGTAAAAGCTTGCCTTGCGGCAGGAACTCTAACACGACTTTGCTCATTCCAGCCATTGGGGTGAACGTGAGCAATAGGTGGCCGCGCGTCGTCATCAGTCGGATGCCGCATTCTTCGTAGACCTCGACGGGAGGCTCCTCATCCAGCCAAATTATATCCTGCTCCGTCCCCTCGAACGACCCGCGCCCCTGCTCGTAGCTCTTCAGCCCGATCGTCGACCAGCCGCCCGTGCGATGTCGAATCTTCGCGGTGTCCATCAGGTTCGCCACGCCCCGCTTCCAAGTGATCGGGCCAATATCGGCGCCTGGCACGAGGCCGGTTCCGGTCACGCTTTTTTCACGGCCCCTGAATGTCACGCCGCCAAATAACTTCGCCTGAATGATGTCGCGCGTTGCTTCGTTGCTCTTGCCGGCAGCCCACACGCTGATCGGACGATCAAGGCGGTGGCCTATCCACCATTTCGGGTAGCGGCCGGTAAGATGCAGTGCGACCTCGTAGCCGCCCATTCCTTCGGTCTTGCCTACGCGATTGGCACAGAGCGCCAGGCGGTCGCGGTGCGGGAGGCCATCGCAGTCATCGGGGCAACTCGGTAGTTTCTCGTGGACGCCGCCGGCTGCGAAGAACTCCATGTGCCGGGGGTAAAGCTCGCGCCTCAGGTCGCCTTCGTCGGGGTAGTACGAGAACAGCTTCCGGCGCACGACCTCGCGCGCCAGAATGGCATCTTCACGGGCTACGTTCGCCCGTAGCTGGGAGATGACCCGCGCCCGGCCCTCCGCCGACATTCTCGAGAGCGTCGGCAAGAGCGCGCTGATCTTCGACGCTGAGGACATTGAAGATATTCACATCGCCACGGCTCGGCTCGTCGTCCGGCAGTCCGCCAACATGCTTCAAGAGCGTGACAATGGCAATATTCTTGTCCCATAGGCGGTACTGGATGGGGTTTCCTTCGCTATCGTGCTCGGCATGGGAGACCGCTGCAGCGAGGTGCGGCGGCAGATCGCGCAGTGGGATCAGCGAGCCGTCGGAGTTGCGGTAATTGCCCTGATTCGAGAAACCCACCCGGGCGATCTCGATCAGAATTCGGGCGCCCTCGATCTCGGCAAGCTCGGCCTGCTGCTGCTGCAGTTCGCGGACGCGGCGCTGGATATGCGCCTTGCGGGCGAGTTTGCGGGCGTTGCCGCGATCGGGGACATAGCCGGCGAGTTTGTACGCCTCCACGGGCTTTTTGAGCAGCGACAGCTCCACTGCGAAGCGTTCGTGCTGAGGCGGGAACAGGGCCGGCATCTACGTCGGAGTCCTAGATTGTACCAAAAGACTCGCTCTTGACTCGATTTACAGCCGCCACTCGACCGCCGGCCGCTTTCGCGGGGCACCGATACGGCGCACGGCGCCTTCGGGCTCGACCTGGGGCGCCTGTTCGGGGCGCGGATCGGCTTGTCCGGTGGCCTCTGCCGTGGCGAGAGCATCGCCAACGAGGGCGTCGATGTCAACTGGGGTGATCGGCTCCGATCGCTCGGCGTCGGGGGGCGGTTCGTTCGCGCTTTCGATGCGCTCCAGCTCGGCGAGTTTACCGTAATCCCGCAGTATCGCCCCATCGTTCTTGAACCGGGCCAACGCCATTCGCACCCACGCGGCGTCGTCCATCTCTAGCTTTGCCGCCTGCTCATGCACCCAGGCGCGAAGCTCCTCGGACATTCGGACGACGATACGGGCGTCTTTGGCGGACATGATTTCAACAATACCTGTGGACTGTCGGGTAGCTTACGACCGTTGATCTGCGAATCACAGCATAACGCATCGCGCCTTGGGGTTCACTCAGTTCGCCGCTGACCCTTGGCTGCTCCTGCCGCCGGATGCCTTGGTGCCCCTGGGGCATCCGGCGGCGATGGCTTGCCCCACGAAAATCATCGAAAGCCCTTTCGGTCCTGCTCGGCCATGACTTTGTCGAGGATGGCGCGCTCGTGGGCGAAGAGAGCGAGAGGGGGAAGCGGCTGCTTCCAATGGCTGGTCATGTAGACAATATCGGCGACGGTGAGAACTTCCCGTAAGTGCTCAGGGAAGTCTGTTTCACGTGAAACCGTTGTCCCTGCGTCCACCTGTGCGGTCATCGGTCTTCCTTGCCCGGTTTGCCAAGGGCGGCGTCGATACCGCGCTGCCAGCACACCGAGCCAGCGACGCGGATGCCGTGCTCCGTACGGCTGTGTTTGTCAACATGCTCGTCGATGTGACCGAGCGCTTGGCGCACGTCGTCGGTTGGTTCACGCATTGCGGCAATAGCTGCGCGGGCTCTCGCATTGTACTGGCCTGTGACTATCGGCGCCAAGTCTGACGACACATCGTAGCCGTGATCCGCGAGGCAGATCGCCTTTGCAACGCGCTCGACCATCTCGCTCATTGCTTCAACCCCTGCTCGACGAGGCGGCGGATGGCCTCGGAACGCCCTGGGATGTCGGCCTGCTCGCGGCGCCACTTATCAAGACGCCCAAGGAACTCGTCGCTGAGCCTGATCTGGAAAGGTCGATCAAGGACGGCGCCTTTCGGTCGCCCCATCCTTTTCTCTCCCTCGGTCACTTTTTGTATTGACACCATGTACGGCGTTTACTACAGTACGGGCGTCAAGTCAAGCCGGTAGCGGGCCTGGACTCCCGCCACCGGCTCCAACTCAAACCCTCGGAGGACAGTCCGATGGCTCAAGCCACAACCCTCTTACCGCGATTCGTCGAAAAGATCATCCGCTATGCGGACGGTCGATTCATGACCGCTGGCTACTTCTCTCCGCTGTCCGGCGATATGTGGCAGTGGATCAAGGCCGAGATCGCGTTCCATTGCGAGTGCGACGAATGGGACGTGCATGAGATTCAAACCGATGACGGCTTCGCGTGGATCACCGCCAATGGGCTGATCGTGGCCTATACGGGATCACGGCGCGAGTGCGCCCCGGCGCTGCTGCAGGCGGCGGAGTAGTGCCATGGCAACGATCACCTTTAAACATGAAGAGATCGCCGACCGGATCATCGCCACTGAGGGGATGATATTCGCCATCGCGGTTCACGGCGGTACTGCTCCGCAGATCGGGGAGGCGCGGCAGTTCCTCAAGGTTGCCATCGCGCAAGCACTCGCCGATGCAGAGCAGGAAGGTTACGAGGACGCCGAGCTGACTTGGAGAAACGAATGAACTCCGACAGCCGCTATGCCCTCTTCCTCTCGCTCGAGGAAATCAGCGACACCCGCATGGCCCTGGTGGCTCATGCCCAATCCTATCAGGAGATGGCGCGCAACGCCGCCTTCTCCGAACAGACAATCGCGATGCTGCAGGCAGAGGCCAAGGCCATGCTCGCCATCGCCGACCGTATCTCATCCGTGATCCGCCGCGTGGCGATCGAACGAATCAGGGGTTAACCAATGCACGCTCATCTCGACACACTCACCGAGCATCTATCGCAGACGGTTCATCGCATCGACGTGGCGATCCTGCGGGGCGCTTCGTCGACTTCCACCAGCATCTCGGCAATCCGGTTGCGGCAGATCGAGGACAAGCTGCGGCGGATGGCGGATGAGGTTGAGAAACGCAGGGTGCGGCTGGTGAACGGGCAGCCGGGGCTTCCGTTCAGGCAGGCGGCGGAGTGATGATCATGAGATCAATACTGATTTACTGGATCGTCGGATGCCTCCTGGCTGGCTCTGGCACCGGCATCCACGCCAACCGTTGCCCAAGCGATCCGATGCCGACCAGCATAGAGGTTCTTATCAGCGCCGCTACGTGGCCTGCCGGTCTTTCATTTTGGCTATCGTCCACGACCGCGACCGTTGATCGCATCCTAGCGTGCAAATAATGCGCCTTGACCCCACCATCATCAGTCGAGAGATCGACACCATCCTCGCCCTCTGTCCCGAGCTTGCAGAGGACGAGCAGCTTCGCCATGACATGATCGACGGAGAGACCGAGGCTTTCACTCTGCTCTCGATCTTGGTCCGCCGCATCGGCACCACCAAGGCGCTGGTGGCATCGCTCGCCGCCTACGCCAAGGAGCTTGGAGAACGGAGCGACCGTCTGAGCGCCCGCGTAGACGCCTACCGCTCGATCACCACCAAACTCATGGGCCATGCAAAGCTGCGCAAGGCCGAACTCCCCGAGGCCACGCTTACCATCTCGCCCGGCCGCCGAAAGGTGCTGATCACGGACGAGAGCCAGATCCCCGATCCCATGATGCGCCAGCGCGCTCCCGAGCCCGACAAGGAGGCGCTGCAGGAAGCGCTCAAGGCTGGCGTGGTCATGGGCGGCGTGGAGTTGTCCAACGCAGAGGACGTGCTGACGATCCGCACGAAGTAGGAGTTCACCATGCTCGACACCACCAAACTCAAAGCGCCCTTCCCCTCCGATCGTGTCTCCTGGCGCGTCGGTCCCACCACCAAGGACAAGACCCGCGGCTTTGCTCTTTGCTACATCGATGCGCGTGATGTTGCCGAGCGCCTGGACGAAGTCTGCGGCCCGGAGAATTGGGAGAACGACTATCCCCACGCCAACAGCAAGACCGTGTGCTCGATCCGCATCTGGACCGGCGAGCGCTGGGTCGCGAAGGCGAACGGTGCCGGCGATACCGACCGGGAGGCGGAGAAAGGGGCGCTCAGTGACGCCTTCAAGCGCGCCGCTACCATGTGGGGGATCGGGCGGTATTTGTACGACATCCCAGGTCAATGGGTGGACCTCGACGACAAGGGGAACATCAAGCCCGACCAGTTCCCAAAACTCGCCCGCGTGCTCGAAGGGTTGGCACAGCCGCAACTGCGCGGGCTTGAGCGAGCGACCAGCAACGCCGCGGCGGACCTGATGATCGAGCTGCGCAAGGAGCCGACGCTTGCCGCGCTGCATATCTGGAAAAGCTCTACGAAGGTCCGGGAGCGTTACGTCGCGCTCGATGCCGACAACAAGGCCAAGGTCAACGCGGCCTACGTGGAGCATCAGGACAAGCTGCAAAAACAGGCGGCGGCGGCTTGAATGAAAAAGGGACTCGCCTGCGACGTACAGACGAGCCCAAGAAGCGGGGAGGAATAACGCAAACCGGGTGATGGTGCGCCGAGGTGTGGAGCGTCACCACCCGGTTGCGGTCTTAGCGGTAGCCTTCCGATTCGGCAAGGTCCGCAGCGGCTTGATCTGGACTCTCTGGCTGGATACTCGCGCCATCGTAGATCGTCCCGTCGAGTTTGGGCGGGAAAAGCCAAGGCGCCCGGACCTCGGTCAAGGCGCGCAGCGCCCGGCCCGCGAGGTAGGTCCGCGTCATCTCGACCCATGCGCCGAACGGTTGCGTCCTCTGAACGAACGTCTGCCATTCCTCGAACGGCGGCGCATCGGCAAGCGCGAGCAACTGCGCCGTCATCGGGTGCGGGATGGCAACGGTCCCCGACGCAAGCAGCGGATCATAGCGGGCGATCCGGCAGAGCGTCATGATGGCGCGGCCCTCCCGGGAGGTGGGGTCATAGCGCGTAGCCATGCCCACGGCAGTCTTGCCTTGCGCTTGGGCGGCATAGCCCTGCCACTTACCGGGCTGGCTCTGCATGCCATCGCCAAGCCAGCGGTGCGCCTGCAGCGGCGTCGAGGTTTTCGATCGCTTCTTCTGCTCGGCGGTCCACACCGCAATGGCGCCGATGCGGATTTCCCAATCGGCCGGCGCAAGTTTGCGCCAGCGTGCCCAGGTCTTGGCCTCGTCCTCGATCGGGTAGGGATAGCGCTCTTGGCGGAAGCGTTCGAAGCTTTGCCTTGCTGCCTTCTCGTCGACCTCGCTTGGCAAAGCCCCCGAAGGGGGTTTGGGGGAAGTTGGAATCTTTTTCGGATTAGTATGACTCCCGGTCTCCGTCGTAGACTCGATCCGGTCTCCGTCATGGACTAGTTTTTCCGCAGGAATCTCTGACGTAGACTCAATGGGTTGCGGCGCCTCCGCTGCGTCGTCGGCCGGGGTCTCCGACGTAGACTCGTTTTCGCCGTTCTCGACAATGGTCACCGAGAGGTTGAGATGCACCACGGCGCGCTTGCGACCGCCCTCGGTCGGCACTCGCCATTCGAGCGTGAGCGCCCCCACGCTAGCAAGCTCGTCCATGATGCGGAAAAGCGATGCACGCTTGAGCCTGGTGCGGTCCATCAGGTAGCGCCACCAATGCTCGTCGCGCGTCCACCATCCCATGGCAACGCCGTCGGGGTCGGCTGCGTTGGCGAGGACGTAAAGCACGACCTGCGTCGAGCATGCGCGCGTGCGCTGGCGTCCCGCCCAATCAAGAGCCTCCCAACTCACAGCGGAAACTCATTATATGCCGCCATACTCTTGATAAATTCTGGCGAGATCACCGCGATAACATCGCGCACGAACGGCCGATCGCCTTCGCCGTAGAAAAAACTTGGCAAATAGCCGCGCGTCAGCACAAAAATCGTGCGATATTCTTCAACTGTGTGGCGCCCTTTCTTGCCATTACATGGTTTGCAGCACGGCACCATGTTGTGTAGCTCATGCTCACCACCGCGACACAGCGGAGTGCGGTGATCAAAGCCGTCCGCCGGCGCAGCACAATAGAAACATGGCTCCTTGTGCCAAAGATATTTTGAGAACTGCCGACGTTTTCTGATCGCATCCGTGTCGATGCCGCACTTATCTCGCCTTCCCCTTCTATGCCAATTGGTCACCTGATCCCCCACCGCTCCGATACCCCGTCCGCTCCCGCGGCACGCGATCGTAGACCCGCGCGAGATGATACGGGCACCACGACAGATTCGCCGATTCCGTCTGGCAGCCGCAGAAGCGATGCGGCGCGTGGTCCGTGACGGCGAAACGGCACTGCGATTCGCGGAGATCGACAATAGCGAGATCGAGCGAGGGCGGCGCAAAAATCGCGA